TTATGTACATAAATTAGTAGCAAGCACTTTTGGTTTAAAAGGTAAAGAGGGGGAAGTTTTACATTTCAAAAATGGAAATATTGACGAACCCTTTCTTTCTAATCTGGAATACATAGATTGTCATACACTTGGGAAACTGACAGGAGCTATGAGCAAAAGTAAGCCTGTAACAAAAATTAATATTTATGGTGAAATCATTAAAGTATATGCAAGTGCAAGAAAATGTGCAAAAGCCAATTATATGAGTTATCAGACGATTATAGACAGATGTAATGGAAAAAGTAAGTCAGAATTTGCGCCGGACGGATTTAAGTATATATGGGATGAAAAGTTTCAATATTAGGAGGATGAATATGAAAGTCGGTTTAATTGATGTTGATTCTCACAACTTTCCAAATTTAGCTTTAATGAAAATATCTGCAGCACATAAGGCAAAAGGACATGATGTTGAATTGCTAAATTTATTTAGTAAATATGATTTAGTATATCAATCTAAAATATTTACTTTTACCGATGATTTCAATTATATTCCTCAGACAGAAGAGCTTATAAAAGGTCATAGGAAGATAAAAGATTTACAACGCTGGGTAAACAACAAGATTATTTTCAGAAGTTGTGAGAGGTTTGAGGACTACAAAATAAGCGTTTAATTATTTTTTTCAAACTTAAAACTATACATAAATTGACGAATGTTAAATTCGAAAGAAAACACATTTCAAAAGCGCATGAATAAAGCATTTCTGAAATGTGTTGAATTTAACAGAATAGAAGATATGTTAAATCGGAGGCGTGCAGCATGGAAAAAGAAAATAACAATTCAAAATGTAAATTTTTTGCTTGTGTTTATGCTATGCAATCTGGTTGTGCAATAACTGGATGGATGAGTGAAGAAGGTTTGCTCAATGGCAAAAAGACATATTGTTATATATATGACGTGATGTGCATAGATGCAAAATGCAAAGAGTGTGCACATCAAGGTCAGAAATGTGTAAAGCTAAATAAATTGGAGGTCCTCCGCATGAAATTAGTTCAACCAATTCGGGAACCAGAGAAGTTAGATGAGATAAAACAAAAACTAAAGGGAAAATCAGATCGAAATTACATGATGTTTGTTATAGGAATTTACACAGGATTGAGAATATCAGACATTAGATTATTGAAAGTAAAAGATGTTAAGAAAGAGCATTTAAAGTTAATTGAAAAAAAGACCGGAAAAGAAAAGCGCATATTAATAATTCCAATTCTTAAAAGAGAATTAGCCTGGTACACAAATGGAAAAAGTGAAGAAGAGTATCTTTTGAAATCTAGAAAAGGTGAAAAGCCTATAACAAGAATTAGGGCTTATCAAATATTAAGAGAAATAGCAAAAGATTGTGGTATCGATGAGGTTGGTACTCATACGCTCAGAAAAACATTTGGATACCACTTTTACCAACAATTTAAAGATATTGCAACATTGATGGATATATTCAATCATTCTTCTGAGTCAATAACTCGAAGATATATTGGAATTACTCAAGATATTAAAGATAAAAAAATGAGGAATTTAAAGTTTTAAGTTAGGAGTAATAAAATGAGTGACAAAGAAGAGTTAGCAGAAACTGTAAAATATTTAATAAATAAATTAGGGGAACAGACTTTTGTTTCTGATAGACAATATAGAGTTTTGAAGAAATATGGGATAGGCTTAAGAGGGGGGATTAAGGATGGAAGTATTCGGGTGTTGTTCAAGTTATCAAAAGTGTTCTGACCTTGGTGGATGCATTCACGTTGGTAAAGAATTTTATCAAGGATGCCAATATCGAAAAAACTTAGAAGCTGGAAGGAACCTGACGAATACGATCCGAATCCGGCCAACTCACGAGTAATTATAACAATAGGGGAAAACACTTACGGGATAGCCAATTATGACTATAGATTATTAAAAAGTAGTACATGCAAAAAAGTTGCAAAGGCATTCGAAAATAAAGGGATTAAAGCAACACAAGAACTAAGGGGAAACATTAGGGATGTTACGGAGCATGTGGAAGTTAAAAGAATTTCTTCTACTGCAGTAACAAAAGTAAAATATGAGCAAATGTCTTTGTTGGCAATGTAGGGGGTTATAAGATGTTTAGACGATGGACGAATGAGGATATAGATTATTTAGAACAAAGCTGGGGAGGAATACCTAAAACAACTATATGCAAAAAATTAAATAGGTCCTTAAATTCTATAACTAAAAAAGCCAGTGAAATTAACTTAGGTAAATATTTAGAAGCAGGAGAATACATAACGGTACGTCAATTTTTAAAAGAAATTGGGTCAAAAAATAATTCTTCGTATTTTAAAAATTGGGTAGAGGGCAAAGGGTTTCCAGTCAGGACTAAAAAGGTTGTAAAAAGTAAAGTTAGAGTAATTTATATAAAAGATTTTTGGAAATGGGCAGAAAACAATAAAGCTATCATTGATTTTAGTAAGTTTGAGGAAGGTATTGTTGGAGAAGAACCAAAATGGGTAAAAGAAAAACGAAAAGCAGATGTATTATATTCAAGGTTTAAAAATAAAAGCTGGTCAAATGAGGAAGATAACTTATTAAAATCGCTATTAAATACAAAAGCATCGTATAGAGATATTTCACAAAGAATGGGAAGAACTGAACTCTCTATAAACCAACGTATGATAATATTAAAATTAAAAATACGGCCAATAAGGTCAAATGTTAAAAGTTGGACCGAAGAAGAAGAAAAAAAGATATTTGACTTATATAAAAAAGGATACAAGCCTGATGTTATAGCGTTAGAATTAAAAAATAGGTCTGGAATATCTATACGGTCAAAAATAATAAGAGAAATAAAAGCTGGAAGATTAGCATCAGGAGGATAACGTGGCATTTGATGTAGAAGACAAAGGATGGATATCTCAATTCAAAAAAGGGCATTCGATTAAATCATTGGTTAGCTCTGTTAAGGGCTATTCAAATAAAAACGAGCAGGAAGCAAAAGAGTTGGTAGAAAGAACTATATTGGAGTATCAGTTAGAATCAAATAAAAAAGGGGAATAAAGCCTTGGATATATTACATATGTTACATGATTATCAAAATATTGCTGGAAATATACAAAGACTTAACTATGATCTAAATGATTTACTGCAAAACAAGATAGAAACCGAAACAAATTTAAAAGCTATGAAATTACAACATTCATCTGGTGGTGGTGGAACAAATGATTCAACTTATTTATGTGTTCAAAAACTTTTAGATAATTATGACGAAAAAATAAAAGATATTGCATTTAATATAAATAAAGCTATTATCCAAAAAGAAGAAACCGAAAAACTATTTGAAATATTGAACGTAGAAGAGCGAAGGATGATTACATATAGATATTTTGAAAAAACAACAATGGATAAAATATCAAAAAAAATGCACTTTAGCCTCAGGTCATGCTATACAATTCAAAAAAATGCTATTGTAAAAATGCAAGAAAAATATAAAAGTTTGCACGCTTTTGCAGAAAAGTTGTGATACGATGTTAATGTCAGGGAAAATAAATAGGCAGTCACATATGTTCTAAAAAAGCTATTACTTACTTGTAGTAGCTTTTTTCAATTTCAATTCAATTATAAATTCTATAAAAATATATAAATTTCAACATGAGGATAATATGAGTAAAGTAATCAAATGGATTGAAACTCCTAGAAAATATACAGAGTGCAAACATTGGAGTGCTTTATATAAACAATGCAAAAAAACAATTTGTATATATCCAACTCGAAAGTAAAAGGTGTATAAGATGGCAACAAGAGCAAGAAAAATGTGTAGTTATCCAGGATGTAATGAATTGGTTACACTTGGACGATGTGACAAGCATAAGAAGCAAACACAGAAAGAAGCTGATAAACGTAGGGGAAGTAGCCATGATAGGGGTTACAACTGGAAGTGGCGTAAATATAGCGATATGTTTATAAAGCATCCTGATAATATATTTTGCAAGCTGCAGTTGAATGGATGCACAAACTTAGCTGAATGCACTGACCATATAGTTCCACCGACTGGACCAAGTGACCCATTGTTTTGGGATAAGTCAAACCATCAAGCAGCATGTATACATTGTAACTCTGTTAAAGGACATACGTCTATTAAAGGTGATGTAAAGCCGTTTGGAGGATGATAATAAGTGATTTCTTTAAATAAAATATTAAGGCCAATGCCAAAATGCAAACCATCAATAGGCAATAATGATGAAATAGTAGAAGCAAAGAAAAAAGCTATACAGTCATTATTAAATTCTGGAATTTCATTTCATGAAGAAACATTAAAACAAAATAATGTATGGATTTATCAAGGCAAAGTATGTAGTGAAGGGAAGTTATGGTAAGGTTAAAATCAAATAGGTGGTGTATTAATTGAATAAAGTTAAGATTGTAATTAAAGATAACAAAACAAAACTTTATATTGATGATGTTGAAGTAGATGGATTGTCTAGTGTTGACTTTAGTGCATCAGTAAACAACGTTCCAACTTTAAAAATAGATATATTTACAAGTGAATTAGAAATTGAAACCGAAACAAGAAAAATAGAGTTTGAAAATACAATAAAAGGTTTACATAACTAATAAATGTATGGGGTAGGGGGGTATAAATCCTTCCAACCTTTACAACCACGACCGAGTGTCTAGTCACGCACAAAATTTTCTCCCAAAACTATAGAAATTTTTAGGAGGTGAACCCGAATGGGTAGACCAACAAAGCCATTGTCTCTTGTTAAGGGACACCGAACAAAAGGCGAAAAGGAAGAAAGGGCAAAGGCTGAAGCTGAATTATTAACAGGAGTATCACTAAAAGAAAACGATGAAGTCAAAAATAATTTTATAGCACATAAAGAGTTTATGAGGTTAAAAAAATTATTAAGAAATATTAAAATGGATGATGATTTATATAGCAATATGGTAAATATTCTTTGTAAATTAAAAGCAGAAACGAACGAATATGAAGAAATGAAAAAATCAATACCTGATGAAATAAAACAGCTTGAAATGCTTAAAGAATCAAATCAAATTGATATTTTAAATTATTTAGATCGAAAAAGTGATTTACAAGCAAAATATATGGCCATTGATAAAAATATTATGGCCAAAAGGAAAATGGAACTTGATATTTCGAAAGAGAATATTATGACAATACAATCTGCTTTAAGGTCTATCCCTAAAAAAGAGCAACCAAAAAAAGAATCAGCTATGGCTAAAATGTTAAAACAAAGGGCTGGTGCAGATGCATGATAAAAAAAGAGCTCTTGAAGTAATTGAATTTGTACAGCTTTTGCATTTAACAGATGATTTTTATGGGAAACCTCTTGTATTACAAAATTGGCAGCATGATATAATTTGGGATGTTTATGGAAGTGCAACTAAAAAGGGTACAAGACAATACCAATATGCATACCTTGAAATACCAAAGAAAAATGGAAAAACAACTTTAATTGCTGCATTAGGATTGTATCATTTAACAATGGACCCACATGGTGGGCAAATTTATTGTTGTGCTGCTGATAAAGAACAAGCTGCGTTATCTTATAATTGTGCAGTATCAATGATTGAGCAAGATGAAGAACTTCAAAGTTTATTTAAAATTGTTGATAGTAAAAAAACAATTATAAATAAGCAAACTGGAACATTTTTAAAAGTATTATCAGCTGAAGCTTATACAAAGCATGGAATAAATCCAACTGTAGTTATTTTTGACGAGCTACATGCTCAACCAAACAGAAATTTATGGGATGTAATGACGTTTGGAGCAGGAGCTGCAAGAAAAGAACCATTATGGTGGGTAATTACAACAGCAGGAGATGATCCTGATCGACATTCGGTTGGTTGGGAACAACATGAATATGCTAGAAAAGTAAAAGATGGAGAACATGTTGATCCATATTGGTATGTAAAAATGTTTAATGCTCCAGATGATTGCGATATTTTTGATGAAAAAATATGGTACAATGCAAATCCATCATTAGGAGTTACAATAGAAATAGATAAAGTTAGACAAGAGGCTATTGGAGCAAGAAATGACTCAGCAAAAGAAAAATTATTTCGTTGGTTAAGATTAAATCAATGGGTATCAACAAAGCAAGTAGGGTGGCTACAACTTACATTGTGGGATAATACAACTGGAAAATGGAATCATTCAGAACTTATAGGAAAAAAATGTTACGCAGGTTTAGATTTATCAAGTACAACTGACTTAACAGCATTGGCTTTACTATTTCCGCCACAGGAAGGAATTCCTGATTGGCGGTTTATTTATGAGGCTTGGATTCCTGAAGAAAGTATGAAAGAAAGAATTATAAAAGATGGTGCTCCTTATGATAAATGGGTTAATTCAAAACATTTACATGTTACTCCAGGGAATGCAGTGGACTATGAATTTGTAGAAGCCAGAATCCTTGCAGTAAATCAACAATATAATCTTGAAATGTTAGGAACGGACCCTTGGAATTCACAAATGTTAACTCAAAGATTAGAAAAATCAGGGGTAAAACTTTATCAAGTACCTCAAAACATGGCAAATCTTTCTCCCGCAATGAAAGAGCAAGAAAGACTTATGAAAATAGGAAAATTAACGCATGAAGAAAATCCAGCTGCAAGATGGTGCTTTGGTAATACAAATATTGCAGTTGATGGAAATGGAAATATAAAACCTATGAAAAATAAATCAAAAGAACGAATTGACATAGCTGTAGCAGGGATTATTGCTATGGCTGTAGCGGTACAACTAGGAGCAACTGTTACATCGGTTTATGAACAAAGGGGAATGAGAAGCCTATGAGGAGGTGAAAACTTGAACTTTATACAAAAAGCAGCTTTTGGATTAGTTAAAAATCATGTAAACGACTACATTAAGAATTTTTTAAGCGGCGAAGATGTGTCTCAATATGATTCTCCTGGGCAAATGGAAAGCGAAATTGCTATGAAATACAGTGCAGTATTTGGATGCAATCGTGTTTTATCTGAGACAAAAGCATGTATGCCTATTGTTTTACATCGTAAAAAACCAAAGGGAGAACGCGAACCAGTTAATGATTTGAGAATATTTGATATTTTGCACAATGCTCCAAACGAAGAAATGTCTCAATTTGCATATGATGAAGCATGTATGACCTCTTTGAACCTTGGAGGTAATTCGGTTTCAGAAAAACTTTTAAACAAATTTGGAGAAGTTGTTGGATTGTATCCATATCGACATGAACAAGTACATATATCGAGAAATAAAGATACAAACAAGCTAATATATACAATCAGACAAGGGTCGAAAGAAAAAATATTAAGGCGTGACCAAGTATATCACGTTGCTGGACTTTCGTATGATGGGATTATTGGATTGTCACCTTTGGAATATACTGCATCAGCAATAAGACTTGGGAAAAGTTATGAACTGTTTGGGGAAAACCTTTATCGAAACGGTGCAAATCCTAGTTTGATATTTAAATTTCCGGGAGCACTTGGAGATGAAGCTTATCAAAGACTTAAAAAAGATTTAACTAAAAACTATTCCGGTTTAAAAAACGCTGGAAAGCCAATGTTGCTTGAAGAAGGTGGAGAAGCAATTCCACTTACAATAAAGCCAGTTGATGCTCAGTTGATTGAGTCAAAAAGATTTTCAATCGAGGACATTGCAAGAATTTATAGGGTTCCGTTGCATCTTTTACAAGACCTTTCGAGAAGCACAAATAATAATATCGAGCATCAATCACTTGAATTTGTTATGTATACAATGCTTCCATGGGCAAAACGGTTCGAAGCCTGCCAAAATCAACAGCTATTAACTCAAGAAGAGAGAAAAGCAGGATATTTCCTTGAATACAATATGAGTGGTTTGTTGCGTGGAGATGCAGCGAGCAGGGCAACTGCTTATGCAACGGGAAGGCAATGGGGCTGGCTATCTGTAAATGACATTAGAAAGCTTGAAAACTGGAATAGCATACCTAATGGAGATATCTATTTACAACCATCAAACATGATTGAAGCTGGAAAAGCTGGTGACAAAATAAAAGCTTTAACAGAAGATTACTTTAATACTTTAGCGAAAGGAGGCGAAATAAAAGGATGAGTTTTTGGAATTTTATTGAGAAAGACGAAGAAATATCTCTTCGAATTGATGGCGAAATTGCTATGGAAGAAGATTTTTGGTCATGGTTATTTGGTGGAGAAACAACAACGCCAAATGGATTTCGAAAAGAGTTGGAAAAGTACAAAGGGAAAAATATTACTTTGTATATAAATAGTACTGGTGGTGATGTATACGCAGCTAGTTCAATTTATACAAGCTTGAAAGAGCATAAAGGACAAGTTACAGTAAAAATAGATGGTTACGCTGCTAGTGCTGCATCTGTGATTGCAATGGCAGGAGATAAGATTTATATGTCACCAACAAGCATTATGATGATACATAATCCATGGGGAGCTTTTGCAGGAGAAGCAAAAGACATGAGACATGCAGCAAATGTTTTAGATGAAGTAAAAAATACAATAATTAATGCTTATGCTATTAAAACCAAAAAGCCTCGAAATAAAATATCAGAAATGATGGACCAAGAAACTTGGATGAGTGCAAAAACAGCTATGGCAGAGGGATTTGCTGACGAAATGTTATATGAAGAAAATGAGGGTGAAGTAAAAAATGAATTCATATTCAGTCGGTTGGCAATTCAGAACAATGCAAGTAAAAGTTTAGAAGAATTCATTTTAAAGTTTAATGAATTTAAAGAAAAAGAACTGAAAAACACTGAAGTTAAGCAAGAAGAACCTCAAAATAAAATAAAAACTGAACAAAATCAAGAACCTGAAAACGGTTCTTTTTTTATGGACTTATATCAAAAAAAAATCAAAAATCTAAGGAGGAAACAAAAACATGTTTAAAACGCTATTAAAAGATAAAATGGCAGAGCAAGAAGCTATTTTAAACAAAGCAGTATTAGAAAAAAGAGCAATGAACGAGGAAGAACAAACAAAATTTGAGGCTTTGGATACTGAAATTAAAAACATTGAAAAGAGTATAGAGGCACAAAATAAAATTGAAAATAGAGAAAAAGAAAATAACACAGCAGTAAATGATCCGTTTTATACTTCAACTGATAATGAAGCAAAAAAACCTTTTAAAAATTTTGCTGAACAATTAGGTGCAGTAAGAAACTCTTCAAAAATTGGTGCAACAATTGATAAAAGATTGTTACATATTAATAATGCTGCACTTGGAGCGAATGAGGGAAATGGCGCAGATGGTGGGTTTTTAGTTCAAACTGATTTTGCGCAAGGAATGATGGATAGTGCTGTAAAAACTGGAGAGATTTTAAGTCTTGTTGATTCATTTGAAATTTCATCTAATTCTAACAGCTTAAAATGGAACGATATTGACGAAACAAGTGTTGCAGCAACTGTTTACGGTGGAGTAATGACTTATTGGGTTGCTGAGGCTGGTACAGCTACAGCATCAAAACCAAAATTAATTAAAAAAGAAATAGAGTTAGAAAAGTTAATTGGTCTAGCATATGCAACAAATGAAATTGAAGCTGATTCTGATTTTGTTTCACAATTAATGACAAAATCATTTACAACTGCAATTCAAAGGGAAATGGAATCAGCAATTATAAGTGGTTCTGGAGCTGGAAAACCTATTGGATTTTTAAAAGGTGGTGCTCTTGTTACAATTGCAAAAGAAGGAGAACAGGCAGCATCTACAATTGTGTATGAAAACATTGTTAAAATGTATAACAGAGCATTAAACAAACAAAGAGCTATATGGTTGATGCATCCGGATGTACAAGAACAATTAGACTTTTTAGAATTTCCGATTGGGGTAGGCGGTGTCCCTGTTTACCTAGGAGCATCCAGCATTGGAAGTCTTTCAAGCTTAAAAGGTAGACCAATAATTGAATCAGACCTTTGTTCCGCTCTTGGAAGCGTTGGAGACATTAATTTTGTCGACTTAAAAGAATATATGATGATTAGAAAAGGCGGAGTTGTTGCAAATTCATCTATTCATGTTCAGTTTTTGACAGATGAAAATTGTTACAGATTTACCTTTAGAGCAAATGGTATGCCAAAAAGAAACGTTGCATTAACACTTAAAAATTCTACTAATACTAGAAGTCCATTTGTAACTTTAGCAGCAAGAGGATAATAAAAGGGGGATAAATTAAAATGAAATCTTTTTTACATTTTGCAAAAGGTTTAGATCCTGTTGCCGATTTTTTTAGCGGAACAGTATACAGTGATATTTTAAGCATGGAAAACCACAATCATATTACATTTGTGGTTTATAAAGGTGTTGGGACAACTGGTACAAGCACAATTACCGTTGAAGCTTGTGACGATACAAGTGGTTCAAATGTTAGTGCAGTACCTTTCAATTATCGCGCGATTACATCCGGGGATACTCATGGTGCATTTACTGCAGCAACATCAACTGGATTTGTTACTACTGCAGGAAGTTCTCAGTTATATGCGATCGAAGTAGATGCAGAGGCTTTAGCAGCAAGTGGATATGCATATATCCGATTAAAAGCGGTAGAGTCTGTAGATTCACCTGTTTTAGGTGGAATTCTTGCAATCATGTCTGAACCAAAATATGACAAAGCAGTTCAAGATTCTGTAATAGTTTAAATAAAATGGGGGAGAAATCCCCCTAATTTGATTGGAGGATTTTATGGGTGACAATTCAAGAAATGCAATAGGGGTAAATACCGATAATAATAAATTTGATTCTTCCAATGTGCTTGCAAACGAAAATGGAAGTGTGCTGGAAAGATTGGAAGAAGTACAAGAAAAAATGAGTAGATGTGTAAGTTTAGGGCAAGCAGCTGCATCTTTAACTGGTACGGCAACTAAATTTACAATAACAGGTGCGGTAGTAATTAAACATTTAGGAATGTTGGTGACAACTGCAATACCGGCAGGAGCAAACACTCTTAAATTTTCTTTTACACCAACTGGAGGGGTAGCGACTGATTTATCAGCTGCAACAGATACAGCAAGTGCAGCAGCAGGACAATTATTTTTAGTAGATGGAGTAAAAACAACGGCGTTGGTAAAAACAACGGATGTTGGTATAGGTGTAGCAGCGAATGAACACATGCCTATTATATTGGGACCAGGAGTAATTCAAACCATTTATAGTGCTGGAGCACCAGTCACAGGTGCGGTAACATTGTTTGTAGAGTATGAACCGCTTGTACCTGGAGCAAAAATTTCCTAGATTGGAGATTTAAATGGATAACAAACGAAATATTTTAGGTGATAACAATTCTAATAATCAATTTAATTCTTCAAATGTTGTTGCAAACAAAGATGGTTCTGTGATAGAGCGTCAGGAGCACATAAGAAGCCTAATCGGAGAATCAACGGACTTTCCAAACGGAAATTCAACCGTTTTTGCATTTGGAAATGCAGGATATCAGCACATACATCAATCTGCTAAAGTTTATCCTTCGCTTGCTGATGGGATAACTGTAACAGGAGGCTCTGGTGCATGGACTTTGGGTAACTTTTCTGAAATTATTTCTGCAAACACAATAACAACGGCATTTGACATTCATTATGTAAATTTTGAAAATGCTAGTGCAAATGATATTTATGAATTTGTCTTATACTCTGGAGCACTAGGTGAAGAAATTGAAATTGCAAGAATAAGAACTTATAAATATGCAACTTCAACTGGTGCAATAAATGTACCAATACAAATACCTGTACAATATGCAAATTCAAGAATTAGTGCAAAATTAGCAAGCAAGGGTGGTGGTGGAGATACTGTAACAGTATCTTTATTTTATCACCAATACTCTTAAAAAGAGGTGATTAATTTGGACCATAGAACTTTAAAAGCAGCAATGGGAGGATATGGTGGTAAGTATATAGCAACAACAGACCCAACAACGCCAGATGCTGGATTTGTTTTTGTAGCAATACAAGTAATAACTCCTTGTGTTGTTACTTTGGTAGGGAATATAACGGGAATTACAGCGGTATCATTGGATTCTGGAACTGTGATATATGGAAGATTTACAATTGCAACGCTTGGAAACGGGTCAATAGTAGCTTACAGCGGGGTATAAAATTATGGCAATTAGAATAATAACTCCACCAGCAACGGAGCCATTAACACTTGCAGAATTAAAAACTGCATTGAGAATAGATGGAACATCAGATGATACTCTTTTAGAAGCTTTAATTGTAGCAGCTAGAGAGTTTTGTGAGGACTACCAAAAGAAAAAATATATTACTCAGACTCTTGAATTGGTTTTAGATTATTTTAAAGAGATAATTGAGTTTAATAGTTGTTCTCCTGTCCAGACTGTTACTAGCGTTAAATATTATGGTACAGATGGGTTGGAAAATGTCGTTAATAGCAATATATATTTGCTAGACAAAGATAGTTTTGTCGCAAGGTTATTACCTAAATATGCCGAACTGTGGCCATCAAATCAACTTCAACCAGCAAATGGAGTTGTAATTAGATTTGTTGCAGGATATGGTACCGCTTTAGATGTTCCGCAGACGGTAAAACAAGCCATGATATTGCATATAAAATTGCTTTATGATGATTATAAGCCTGAGGAATTTGAACGCATTGAAAAAGCTAGGAATATTTTGCTTGGAATCAGAAGGGTCGTGAACATATGATTACATCTGAAAAACTTAAGCACAGAGTTGATTTCCTTATAAAAGATAATATACCAGAGAATGATTATGGAGAAAAAACAGGAGATTGGACCGTTTTTAAGACAGTATGGGCAAGCAAAGAACCATTGATTGGGAATCAATTTTTTGCAGCACTAACAACTGATACAAAAGTTGAAGTTAAATTTAATACCAGGTACACAAGTGGAATTACAAGTGAAATGAGAATTAAACATGGTGAAGAAATTTATGAAATTACATCACCACCAATAGATGTTAACGCAAGAAAAAAAGAATTGATTTGTTATTGTAAAAAAGTAGATGAATAGGAGGAATACAAAATGCCAAAACGTTCACTTGGAACGACTTTATCAATAGATAGTGTTTTAATTGGAGGACTAACAAACATTACTTCTCCTGAGAGAACAGCGGAAACGATAGATACTACAACTTTGGATTCAACCAATGGGTACAAAACATTTATACAAGGTTTTAAAGATGGTGGAGAATTATCTTTTACCGGGATGTACGATGCAGCATTAACAGGAGTTGCACAAATTGATACAGCATATGAAAATGGGACTGAAAATACTTACGTAATTACTTTTCCTGCTTCCATTGGTGTAACGGTAACAATGACGGGAATGGTAACAGCGTTAACATTGCCTGGAGAAGCAAACATTGATGATCCGTTAGGGTTTGAAGCTACAATAAAAGTTATTGGTAAGCCTGTATTTGCTTCAACTCCATCAACTGGTGCAAGCGCAATTACATTTGTGCAAACGGATGGAGTAACAGCGTTAACAGCATTTGCAATAACGCCTAGTTTTGCAATTGGCTCATATTTTTACAGTGTTAGTTTCACAACACAAACAAGTTTTAAACCAAAAGCAACAGCAGCAAGTCATACTATTAAACTGTATGTTGATAATGTTTATGTTGAAGATTTAACATCCGGAAATACTGGGACAGGAATTGCAATTGGAGCTGCAGCAACAAAAGAAGTAAAATTTGTTGTATATGAAGAAGGAAAAACCCCTAAAACATATACATTTATGGTAACTAGAGCAAGTTAAGAAAGGTTGATAATATGAAAGATACTAATGATTATGTATTAATAGAAGCTGACAAGCCAAGAAAATTAAGATATGGACACAAGGCTCTTAAAATGTTACAAAAATTAACTGGAAAATCAATAGATAAGATAGATCTTGATTTTGAAAAACTTGAAGAAATAGAAAAAGTTTTTTATTGTGGATTATTTGCTGATGATAAAGATTTGACTCTTGAAAAAATGGAAGATGTTTTAGATTGTGTTGATTATGCTACATTAATGAAAGCATTGCCAGAAGCAATAACAAAAGCTTTTGGAAGTATTGATGAAGCAGGGGAAACAGAAGAAAAAAAATAGAAAGCGGATGGGATTGGGAAGTATCAATGAAATCCGCTTTTAAAGTTGGATTGAGTTTAAGCGAATACGAAGAATTAACACCACGAGAACTTAATTTAAAAATTGAAGTGTGGAAAGAAAACAACAATGAAAGGCAGATAGAAAGCATTAAAAATGCTTTTTACTCTGCCACTTTTGTTGGTAAAGCTTTTGCTGGAAAGTTAAAGCCTAGTGATGCTATAAGAATTATAGAACAAATAGGAAAAGACCCTAATGAAAAAATGTCAGATGAAAAAATGTTAAATGTTTTAAAGCAGTTTGTAAGGGGTGGTTAGATTGTCAACTTTTAAATTTAAAATTGAGGGCATGAAAGAATTACAAAAAAGTTTAAAAAGACTTGGGAAAATACCACAAAAGCATGTAACATCATCGGCAAAAAAAGGAATGAATATACCATTAAAAGAATCTAAATCAACCGCTCCTTATGAAACTGGAAATCTAAAGCAAGGTATTATTTTAGTTGGGGAAAAGTCAAGACAAAAAGGAAAAAAAGTATACAGAATTGTTTTTGACAGAAGTAAAAACAATATTTTTCAAAAGAGAAATAAAGATGGGAAAATAACTGGTTATTATCCGGTATCGCAAGAGTATGGATTTTTTACAACCACAGGTAGATATATACCTGGGTTCCGTTTTATACATGATAGTTTAACTAAAAATACACAAAAAGTAAGTTCTACTATTATAAAAACGATGAAAGATAAAATTGATAAACAAATAGCAAAAGAGGGGTTAACGTAATATGGAAAAAGAATTGAGATACGAATTACAACAAAATATTCCAGAATTACTTAATTCGATTTACCCAACCAATGCCCCAGAGGGAGCAACAAAGCCTTATCTTGTTTACACTAGGATTACAACAAGAATACAAAAAAACCTTAATGGATTTACGGACCACAAAGGATTGAGTTATATGTTTTCTATCATGGCAGTTAAATATGAAGATATGATACTCCTGCGAGATAAAATTGAAGATACTCTTAAGGCACTACCAAAAACAAATATAGGGCAAACAAATAATATTTATGTTCAAGATTTAGAAATTAACAACATATCAGAAGTTTTTGAATTTGAACTCGGTGTAAATCGGGGGATAATTGATTTCACCATATACCAATAAGAAAGGGGTGAAATATATGGCAGGAGGAAGTAATTTTGTCGTTCGTGGCGGTGCTGATTTTACTCCGATCGAAAAAGCAATGCAAAGTATGCAAAAACAATTTGCTACTTTTCAAAAAGATATTAGTAAATCAATAAATACAAACATGAGCAAATCTTTTAAAGGTATGCAAAAAGATTTTCAAAATTCTAAAAAAGAATTTACATCAATGCAAAGTGGATTCTCAAATGGAATAAAATTATTTAATGCAGCTTTAGCAGGACTGGCTATTGGGAATTTTGTAAAAGACAGTGTTTCCCAGGCTATGAGCGTCGAAAGTTCGGTTTTCCAAATAAGCAGAATACTTGGGAAAAATGCAATTGAGTTTGGTGATTGGGCAGAAACACAAGCAAAAGCTTTTGGGATTGCTCGAGCGGAAGCGTATAAATATGGGGCTGTATATGGAAATCTTATAAGTGGTTTCTCTAAAAATATACAGGAAACTGCAAAATATACAAAAGAACTTATAAAAGCAAGTGCTATTACTGCTAGTGCGACTGGAAGAACGATGGAAGATACAATGGAAAGAATCAGGTCTGGATTGTTAGGAAATACAGAAGCAATTGAAGACTTAGGGATATATGCGCAAGTTGCAATGCTGAAAAGCACCAAAGCTTTTAAAGAATTTTCAAACGGGAAAACATGGGACCAATTGGACTTTCAAACTCAACAACAAATTAGATTGATGTCTATATTGGAACAAGTAAATACAAAATATGGTGATAGTTTAGCTGGGACAACAGCGACAAAACAAATGATGTTTGTTGCGACACTAAAAAACATACAATTAAATTTGGGGCAAGCATTTTTGCCAATATATAATATTGTTCTTCCAGCTTTAACAGCTCTTGCAAATCAAATCGAAAATATAACAGCAAAAATAGCTGCATTTTCGCAAGCGTTATTTGGTATGAATGATGCACAAGCAAAGACAAGTGCTGTTTCAGAAAATGCAAAAACCAACATAGCAGACATGGGAAAAGAAGTACAAAAAGCAGGGAAAAAAGCTAAAGGAAGCCTTGCAGGATTTGACCAACTTAATACATTATCTAAAGAAACTTCTGATAACATGGAAAACATGGCAAATGCAAGTGGTATGTCTATAGGTAATCAGCAAAACAATCAATCACCAAAAACATTTGAAGCAATTGAACAAGCTAAAAAAGTTATGAGTGGACTTTCAAGTATACTTAAACAAAATTTTGGTTCAAATGTAAGTCAAGCTTTTGATAATATTTCAAATAGTATAAAAACTTTAAGTTCTGTAGCTGGTGGATTTTTAGGAACTATATGGAATTTATTTAAAAGCTCATTTTTAGATATTTTAGCATCAAAAAATTGGTCAGAAACAATTGATAATATAAAATGGGCCATTGATTCTATGGGTGGAGCTATATCAAATGCAATTTCTGTAATTTCTGAATTTTTAAAAATAATAGATAACACTTCTAAAAATGCATTTCCAAGCTTACAAGATGGACTTGCTTCTTTAGGTGGAGGATTTCTGAATTTCAAAACTGATGCTTTTGCGTTAGGTATTGCAATTGTAAATGATTCGCTTGATTTATTGAAAAAAGCATTAAGAGATAATTCGGATAGTTTTACTAATATACTTACGCCTGCTGCAAAAATTGCAGGAGATATGATGAATATAGTAGGACAAATATTTTCAGGAACTGCAGATTTGATAAAGCGAACATATACAAACAATATAGAACCTTTAAAAAATCTTATACTTGATGTTTTTGGAACATTTATGAGTCTTATTAATGATTTAGCTAATAAATGGATTTATCCTTTGTTGCTACCAGCTATTGAAGAAACCAAGAAAATAATTGGGCCAGCTTTTGCAGAAATATCGAAATCTGTATCAAGTAGCATTGGTTCAATAATTGAAATTTTAAAATTGTACTGGGAAAAGAATTTAAAACCTTTAGTTAAATGGATACAAGATAACATTGTTCCAGTGCTTGGTCCTGTTTTTACTGCAATAGGAAAAACAATTGGTGATGTTTTTAGTTCGGCGATATCTCTTGTAAAAAATCTTTTTGGAGCATTAGATGGAATATTACAATTTATATCTGGAACTATGAGTGCAGATTGGGAAAAAGCTTGGAACGGAATGGCAAAAGTATTTGAAAATGTGTGGAAGGGACTTGTTAACGTTGCAAGAATTCCACTTAATTCAATTATTAGAATGATAAATTCTATGTTCGACAAATTGAATGCGATAAAAATTGATATTCCTGCGGTAGATATCCCTGGCATTGGTAAAATGGGAGGAAGTAAAATTGGATTTCCTTCTATACCTAAAATTAACGAAATTCCTGCATTGGCCAATGGTGGAATAACGGATGTAAACAATCCATTTTTATCAATTATAGGTGATAATAAAAGGCAAAGAGAAGTTGTTGCTCCATTAGATGAATTAACAAAAATAATGCTAACAGCAATAAATCAGTCGCAACAAACAAAACAAAGTAACACAAAGCAAGATTTTGTATTCCAAATCAACGGTAGGGAATTTGCAAGGATAGCATCAGATGAAATAAATAATCTTTCAAGGTCACTTGGAGTTTCTGTTATTGCTACTTAAGGAAGGTGTTTAAATGATTAAAATAAATAATACAATGCTTCCTATAAGTCCTTCTAATATGGCTGTAGGCATAAAAGATATTGATAATAGCGAAACAAGTGTACGGACAGCTGATGCTAAATTGAATCGTGACAGAGTTGCGATTAAGCGACAAATTAAGCTTGATTTTCCAATAATGCATCAGTCAAAAATGAGTCAACTGTTACAGCTTGTAAGGGATGAATTTTTTGAAGTGGAATATATGGACCCTGAATCCGCAACATTGCAAACTAAAAGAATGTACTCAGGGGATAGAGAACCCGAAGTGGCTTTTGTTCGAAATGGAATTTATTACTGGAAAGAATTTAAATTAATATTAACGGAGGGGTGATTATATGTACTCCGTATCAAGTGATTTTAAGAATGCAATAAAAGCAAGTAACAGAGATATTGATATTAAAGTAGTTGTTAATGATACAACAACCTATGATGTAAGCAAAATTATAAATCTTGAAATAGATGAAACGTTAGTGAATGCAGATGATTTTACCATTGGCACAGCCAACAGTAATCATCTTTTTTTAAGTCTTAAAACGACAGATCATATTGAAGATAAATCAAAAATCATTCCTTCTGTTCGATTGGCAATTGAAACAGGTTATACAGAATGGGTACCGCTTGGGGTATATTATGTGGATAACCCAAATCAAAAAGAAGATGTTTGGAGTATAAATGCTTACGACAAACTGATTGGGGCAAATCAACCATATGTTTCAGCGTTAACTTATCCAGCAACTATGACAGCTATGTTAAATGAAATTTGTACTATATTAGGGATAGTAAAAGAAACCGGATTAACATTGCAAAATTATACAGTCCAAACAAAACCAACTGATATGACAATGCAAAAAGCACTTGGACAAATATTTATGTGCAATGCTGCATCATGCCGCATAAATAAAGACGGGAAACTTTCAAAGGTTAGTTTTGTTACTAATTATGCAACCGAGGAAATAACGCTTGCTGATTATGTAAAAGTAGAAAAAATAAATTCTACAAAAACTATAACAAAGATTGTAAATAGTTATACTGCAAATGGAGATGAAACAAATTTTTCAGCAGGAGCTGGGGGAGAAGAAAATACATTATACTTAGAAAACTTCTTCATGAACCAAACAATTCTTGATGGAATTTTAACAGCAATTAATGGGATTAATTATATTCCAGTTCGGATGGATTGGAGAGCTTACATCTACATGGAACTAGGTGACGGATTACTTTTTCCTTACTTTGATTCAAAAGCGTGGAATCAAATTGAAGAAACGTGGAACGAAGCGGATTTTCGATGGGATGGGTTAGTCACTGGAAAGACTCTTATCTTAACTAACAAAATTAAAATATCAAAAGGATTGCGCGGGGAGATAACGAGTCCATCCAGAGGAAAACAGCAAAGCGAAAGCAAGTATGAAGGTGTTTTAAATGGCAAGGTTAACAAGCTTGATAAAGAAGCACTTAAGGAAAATAAAGTTTATTATGGAGTTTCTGCTGGAAGAGATTATGGGCTAAAAATTGAAGGTACAAACGATACTTTATTCCAAGGAGCTTCAGACAAGTTTGAATATTCAGCCGATAATGAAAAAATTCTTTATTTTGATGCATTAAAAAGAAAAATGGTTTTGGAGGGTGAGATATATGCTTCGGCTGGAACTTTTGCAGGAAGTTTAGTTGCTGCCACTGGAACATTTTCAGGGGCTGTAAATGCTGGTAGTTTCAACGGTGGAAGTATAAACATTAACAACAACTTTGTAGTGCCTTCTACTGGGTTATTACAAGCAACTGGGGCAAATATATCTGGCGTTGTAAATATAACAGGTGGTAGTGGAATAAGTAACCTAACGGACGCAGGGGAGCTCGCAACTCTAGATACTATAAACGGCACTAGAATAGATAACTATTCGATATCTTCGCCGAAAATACTAGCCGGTGCGGTTACTGCTGAAAAAATGACAGTTACAACACTGTCAGCAATTACGGCAAATTTAGGTACTGTAAACGCTGGAAGTTTAACTGCAGATACAACTATTAATGTTGGGACGGATGTAACAATAGGAGGAAATTTATATTTAACATCTCAAAATATTGGAGATGGAATACATTTTCCGTTAGGGATAGATATTTATTTAGATCCAGGAGGGACAATTGGAGTCACTGCAAATTTTTCAGCTTACAGTATGGACATAAGCGGTAGCGCTGTCGCGACAGAAGATTACGTGGATAATTTAATTGGAGATGTATATACGCTTATTTCTGACGCATTACAAGCAGCTTACGACTACGCCGACGGTTCAATTGCGGCACATGTTGCAGCATACCATTAATAAAAAAACAGGGGGATTTTATATGGATAATTTAGAGGTAACAAAAACAATAGATGGATTACAAGTTACCGAGACTACAACGGTGACGCATACAAGGGCTTCCATCCTACAAAACATACAACAACTCGAAATGCAAAAAGAGCAGCTTCGGATGCAGTCTCAAAACATAAAAAAGAATTACGATGCTGCAGATAAAAAACTTTTAATTTTCAAAAACTTACTACTTCAAATAGAAGAATCAACATTAGAAACAATTTAGAGCGATTATTTAATCGCTCTTTTTATTTACCTAAAGGCGGTGAAAATAAAGAATGCCAAACAACAAATATTGCAACTTAGATGGTTCAATAAAAATACGTTTAGATTGGGAAAAAATAAATAATGGGTTTGATACTGTAGATATTGACATACAAGCCTTACAAGAGTTAATCAATATTTTAAACACGTTTAAAGACAACGTTGATACGAGTGATATTGAGGATAAATCCGCATGGACTGGAACGTATTTAACGGATGTGTTAAATAATATTAAAAGTGAAATAGATTTATTAACTTCAAACGATGTTTTAAATGCTTCTGGTGTAAGTGGTGCAAAAATTACAGATGCTTTGAATGCCTTAAAGCAAACTATAAATGCAATAACAACTGGTGGGGATAACCCTGCAATGGTTTTGCAAGCGTTGGCAAACACCGAAAACGGAATTACGTATGAAGATTTGCAAGAACGCTTGAATAATGAATACAAGTTACATACTAGCCAAGGAATAAATCTTGCTGACCCAAAATACAGCTACACCGCAGGGGTAACGGACTTATCAGCAACATTGCAAAGTATCAAGACAGCAGTAGGCGCGACGAAAGTAAAAGTAAAAGTTCCGAATGTTGCCAATGTTTATTTAACAAACTTTAATAGTTCAGAAACAGATATGAGCAATATTAGATTACAAATTCCAGACGGTGGAACAATTGAAAGCAACGGAACAGCAACTTTTAATTTTGGTGGAATGAAAATTAAAGCAGACGCAGAACAACATATATTTTCTGGCGATTTAACAAAATTCACAGGGCATATTTCTTATTCATCTGAAATGCCTGTAAATTGGTGGGGTGTAAAACAAAGTGACCAATTTACAGCAGATTTAACAACTGCAACTGAAAACACAGCTATATTACAAAAGTTAGTTGCATATTTAGAAGCTAATTATTTTACTTCTAGTTTAGTTTTCCCTTTAGGGATTACTCAAGCTGTTCCTCAAATCAAATTTACAAAAGGAATAAATTTGAAAGGTATTTCACAGCCTGCCGATGTTTTTATAGACCAAACCCTTAACACAAAAAGAAACGGAACAATTATTTGGGATGTTTCCGCAGTTGATACATATGACGATTTATTTGTTTGGGGTGGAGCTCCTTTATATCCTCGTATTTTTGGGGCACACATACAAAATCTTAAAATCGAAGGATTATATCAAAAACACAGTGCAGTCGCGCAGCATTATACAGGCTTTAACTCAAAATACGAAAATTTTACAATTAGAAGATTTATGGGTAGTGGCTTATATCTCTCTAAAGTATATGATTCTACTTGGTATGGAGTTGCATTAGCTGAGTGTGGTGGAAAGTTTGTTGATGGTAGTGGAAACACGAAAGTAATGTATGCTTTGCACATGACTTCTTATGATACAGACAAGACAAACGCTCACCACGCATACGGACTACATATAGAGCACAGCCACTACGGCATTATGATAGACAAAGTGAGACAATTTGAATTTGTTGGTGGTAAGTATGAAAGAGGTAATGCAGTAAAATGGGTTAAAGGTGAAAACTATCCAAACATATCTATCGGAGCTGATACACAAGAAATCAAATTTATTGGTTGGACAATAACTGGCGCAAAATGTTCAGAGTATGCGGACAATTATCTAAACAATAGCACAGACATACCATATTTGGTTGATATTGCTTATGTAGCTGATAAATCAAGATGTACGCGTATTTTTTCTGACTGTACTTTCATTTTTCAAGGCGGTACAGAAGGCGGGCGAGCGTTAAGGGCTTACGATTCAAACACTAGAATAAACAATAGTGACTTTATAAAAGCAAACGCAAACGTAAACGGAATACACTTAGAAGGTCTTAGTAATAGCTTTTTAGGTGGTTCGGTTGCGCTTGTAAAAGACAATCAATCTTCTGTAGGCGGAATGTACTTAAAAGATGGAACAATAAGAGATGTTTATTTCAGCTGTGGTACTCAAGTCGCAGGGAGTACGAGAAACGTTTGTTTAAGTGCTTATGGAGTTGCAACTATTGGAAAATTAAAAATGAGAGAACAAGATTTTACGCATCAGTTAAATTTTGAATCTACCGTTGAAATTGAAAGAAATGGACTTTTAACACTATATGACGGTAATATAAATTCAATTCTAACTGATGCAGATTTATCAGGTGCAGTTATAGACTTACAAAAACTAAAATATCCTTACAAGAATTTAAGTATAACAAACTTAATTTCTGACGTTGTTTTTAAAGGTTTTGCCAACGGCGAACTTCTTGGGAATATAAGTGTTTACAATAAAGATGCAAAAGGTAAGCTAATATTTTCGGATGATACTAATTTTAAACTCGCAAGACAAAGTGAAGATTTGCTTTTAGTTAACTCTGCTGGAGATTCAGGGGATTTCGAAAATGGAATAACATGGTTCAGTACTCTCGCAGGAACACCAACGACAACAAATATTGATAAATACACTGGGTCTAACGCTTTGCTTTGCTCTGGTAGTTCTTCTCAAGCAATACAAAAATTATTAGAAATAAATCACGGAGATAAATTATATTTTTGTTGTTATGGCAAATGTACATCAAGGGTTTTTGGTAATTGGGGAATTCGTATAAGGGTTGACAATAACATTATTTCAGAAAATGTATCAACCGAAACATCAGAATGGACTTTTTTGAGCCTTGATTATGAATTTAATTCTGGTGACGAGTTGCGCATAGATGTAGGAACGTTTAATGAAGCTGTTATAAACGCAATGTTTGACGATGTAATCATAATAAATAAAACACGTTGTTATGGCTTAAACAAAGAACCAACTAAATCCGAAATGAATACTTTAATTCAAAATAAAATTTCAACAACTGGATATTTTAGCGAAATAAGAGTTACAGATTTATTATTAACTCAAAAATCTCTAATTGAATTTATGAATTGCAACGGAGTGTGGAAAGAAAAATATAGGTCTTTATATTAGGAGGGTTGGCTGATGTTAGGTTTATTTAATATATTATTAAAACAAAAAACAAACAATATAGTAATACTAAAAAATTTAATAGATGGTAATTTCGAAAATGGATTAACTGGGTGGTCTAATATAGCTGGGAATACAACAACAAACACAACCAGCACTGATGATAAATACACTGGATTAAGTGCTTTCAAATCATTTGCAACAGTTCCAACAGCAATATCTAAATCCATAATTCCAACCACTGGCAGTATAATGTATCTTTGTGGATATATAAAATGTACTCGTAGGGTTGCTGGAAACATAGGTTATAGACTTAGGGAGGACGCTGGTACTTACAACGCTTCGATTGCAACGGCATCAAATGTATGGACTTTTAAATCGGTACAAAGAACATTTGCAGGCGCGGCGCTAAATGTAGATGTAGGAACTTTTAATTCTGCCAACGCAGACAGTTATCAAGATTGCTGCTTTGTTTTTAATATATCTGATGCTTTTAAAGGTAAAAGCTTTGTTCCGACTCAAGCTAAAATTGATTCAGTTTTACAAGCCAAAATTGCAGCAGAAGGCTACAAAACAGAATATAAATTTAAATTATCAGAATTCAAATAGCATATGGAGGATTAATGCATGGATGTATTAAAATCAATCGTGGAAAATGGCAATAACAATTCGTTGTTGCTATTTTTTATTGCCTTTTCAGTAGTATTAATAATTCTAGTCCCTACCTTATTTGCTTATATGAAATACAAAGTTAAGCAAACCATAGAAAAAATAAAAGTCGAGAATGACTTTGAAAATAAGCAATTTTCTAACTGGACCGAAAGAGAAAAAAACCTCATAGAAGTCATAAAAGAAAGTGGCGAACACAGCAAAGCAGTAGCCGAGGCAATCACGAAATTGACGGTTGTTCTTGATGCAAACAATGCCCATTGCGAGACTTGCAAAAAAGCACAATTAAAATTATGGGAAAAAGTAGATATAAAACTAGAAGCTATCTTAACTAAAAGAAAAAGGATGGTGAGTTAAATGCAAGAAAAACTTTCAAAACTTATTGATGTAAAAACTATTATTACTTTCTCCTTAGTGGCAGCAATGATATATTTTACAGCGGTTGGGCGAATAGATGCAAAAGAACTAGCTAGCTTGACAGTAATGTCGGTTAGCTTTTATTTTGGAACAAAATCAGTTAAGAAGGAGTGATAGACTATGTTTAAAGTATTTACTGACTATGTACCGGAAGGACATCCAAATAGACCGGGAATAAAGTTGAGAGGATTAAAAGCGCGTGTATGGCATGGTACCGCAAATTTTAATTCAACTGCAAATGATACAATGCATCGGGCATACATGGGCAGACCATACCAAAAAAGATGGAACCAGGACAAAGGGAAATATGAATTTTTTGAAACTTCCGGTGCTCCATTTGCATTTGGTGGAGCGCATGTTTACATAGACAAAGACTCTGCCACAATTATGTGTCCTTTGGATGAAGTTGTGTGGGGATGCGGTGACCGACCTCTTCTTTACGATCCAATTAACAAAGGGCAAAAGCCACTTGCAAAACAAGCCTTTAATAACGAACAGAACTACATGACATGGAACATTGAGTTGTGTATGAATGATATGACCGAATGGACTCAGGTGCTTAATAATGCCATTGAGTTTATTAAACAGTACATGCCAAATCTAATTGATGATTTTAGGCACTATGATGTAACAGGTAAACCATGTCCAATGCAATTGGTGGATAACTCCCCTAATATTTGCCCTGCGTGGGCAGATTTCAAAAACCGAATTAAAGAAAATTTAAATCCAAAACCGGATGAGAACTTAGAACTGGCCAAAAGATTATTTTCAAAGGGATATATAAAAGATATTGCTTATTGGCATAAAGTACTCCAGGGACAACAACAAGCAAATCCAGATTTTTTAAGAGTTGTTTTTAGTAATGCAATAAAATAATTTTTAAATTTTAAGTAAATAAGAGATTTTTAAAGATGTATTTTTATACATTTTCAGACTAAAAATCTCTTATTTTTAATAAATTTTAAATCTCATCTAAAAACATAAACTTCTTAAATCATCCAAAATCAAAATTGACAACAAAAAAGATTAAATCTAATTAGACTTAATCATTATTTTGTATAATTAGGCTATTATTTAAATTTTATAAAATCCTCAGCTTCTTTTATGCTACCAGCGTCATAATCGGGATATCTGCAACCATTACCAAAATTCCATTCTTCTGAAGTGTATATCTCATAATTGTTTTTACCTTCTTCACTTCGCTCCTTTTCGTTGGTCTCTGCTATTACGTGATTTTTGTACGTTTTTATTTTTTTCATTTGGGTCAATCCTCCTATTAAATTTTAAAATATCCTAATTTATTCATAAATTTTTCAGCTTGCTTGAACGTATTAAAAGTACTTCCATCACCACATGTTGTCGCACAATATTCCGTTACACCTTCAATAACTCTTGAATGAACTTGACCTTTAAAACCGATATTATTTTTATAACTTTGTGAAACAGTTTTAGTAAATTTTCCACTTTCTCCGTTAAAACTTTTTTGTATTGTCATGTCAAATCTCCTTATAAATTAAATTTTCTCAAAAATCAATTTTGCGTAATCATCATTCCAAAACTCTTGTCTTTCATTAAATGTCATTTGTGTTTTATCGATATATTGTGCAACTAAGTCTCTAATAAAAGAAACTGTTGCTTCTCTTAAACCGTTTTCTTTGTCTTTAGAAATTCTTTTCATTAACTTTTCATCTTTCTTTACAACTTCTAAAATTTCAAATAAATATTTTTCTGTATTCTTCATAACAAACACTCCTTAAAATTTGTTTTTGTATCTCATGTATTAATATTATCACACTGTATTGCAAAATGCAATACAAAATAAAATACAATTACAAATATTTTTCAAAAATAAAAGCCTTTGGATTACATCCAAAAGCCTAAATTCTAAATATTAAATATTTTATTAACCCATTCAATTTTCCGGGGCCCGTTACGATGCTCATCCGGTAAACTCCAAAATTCATTTGATGCTAAAAAATAAATATGTGCTTGAAACTCAGTTAAAGCTTCAAGCTTTGATTTAAATGCAGCAAGGTCAATATTCCATTTAGATGCAATACCATCGTATAAATCAGCATCTAGAACTTCTAAAATTAATTGAGATTTTGGAGAATGTTTTGGCACATACAAATGACTATTTGTTATATCGATTATGTACCAGGCTTCATCAATCGATAAATATCCTTTAAGTTCAGATTTGGTAATTTCAATTAAACTTGAGTAGCCTTCCAACATTTCCTCTAATCTATAGTTTTCCCCTGCATCCGTTCGTACGGATGAGGGGTAATTTTTTACTATGTTAATTTGTTCTTCTTCAAGCCTAAAAGATTTTGCGATTTTAGCCATTGCAAGTTTCCTCCATATTGTATTTTTCACTATCAATAATATCTTCAAGTTCTTGTATTGCTTGCTCAATATCTGTATATGAATCATATTCATCAACTAAACATTCAGTGCATAAGCTTTCGATTTCTTCTAATTTTTTAGAATGTTTGTTATATAAAAAGCTATAAGCCCCTTCTCTTTTGTAATCAGATGATAAAAATTCAGCATATAATTTTTCATCGCTTTGAAGTAGTTCTTGTTCATAATCCAATCCGTCGACTTCCCATCCATTTAATTTTTTAATCACATAAGACCTACCCTCGTAACTACTCATTGTTATTGTGCCTGATGTAAACGCTCCGTTGATTTGAACATCCCCATCTTCGTAAACTTCTACTGTATAAAACATTCCACTTTGTAAGCTATTTGCTTTCTTATAAGCTTCTTTTATTTTATCGTCGATTTCATCTCTTTTTTCTTTGATTAATTCTAAAAATAATTTTGCGTTTTTCATTTTAATTTCTCCTCAACCCTGCGTTCCGATTGGTAACGTCTTACGGTTTATTTATCTCATGTATTAATATTACCATATTGTATTTCAAAATGCAATACAAAACTAAATACATTTACAAAAAAATATAAATAATAAAAAGTTTTAGTAAACAAACATGAAAAACCCACTCAAGTAAAGCTTGAAGGGTTTTCGTTTTTATAAAAAATTCAAAAGTTTTTCCAGAAACAAAAAAATATTCTTATGGTATAATATGTTATGTAGGTTTCGATTCTCCCTTGTAATAATAAAGGGGGTGAAATTATTATGTCGGTAAAGAAAAGAAACCTAAAAAATCCTATTATGAACTAATACCATTGGCAGTGGCTCTTGTTGAGTTAGTAAAAGTGATAGTAAACAAATAGGAAAAACCCCTCAAGTTAACGGCTTGAGGGGTTTCTTATTACGTCCGGTATTTTTAAATTAAGTCTTTATATATTTATTATAGCACGAATACTAAAAATATAAATATTTTTGCGAAATTATTTTAAAAAATTATTTGAATTTTTCTTCAATTCTAAAAATGGATTCAAGTTGTAGTGGCTTAATACGCTAAATTCAAAATTAATTTTTAAAATTTGAATAAAACAATATATTGTTAAAAAAGCTTTCAATAAAAATTTAAACATTAAATATCCCTCCACAATTAATTTATTTTAGTTTATCATTTTTTATAATAACTCTACAAATCAAATTATTTATAGATTAAAGCAAACTATAACTATAATGGCAATAAAAGGCAATACTACTAAAGATAATCCAAACACCCACACAGGAACATAAATATAACCTGTTTGGATTAAATGGGAAGTATTAAATGGAACTTTTGTGCACAATATTTTTTTAAACAAATTTATCTTTTCAGTAAAATTCATATTATCCCTCCTTTATCCATCATACTAAATAATTTTATTCCGGTTCGGGTCATTGTAAAACACTCCAGGGCAATTCCAAAACTTATCGCCAGTGAAACTACATAGTGACCAAAGTAAATCAATATTGGCTGTACTACCCATCCAATTCCAACAAGTAAGTAAAAAGACAACAGACGAAACTTCTTTCTCTCACCTTCTGTAAATGGACGGTTGTGGTGTTCCATCGGAGCGTACCTGATGAAACAGTAAGTGCAAAAGACGTTTACGACAATTGCAGTAATTAATGGGTCTTGATGGATATGTTGTGCTGCAGCTCCACCAAAAGCAAAAAGAAAAATTGATATTACCAGGCATCTACTGTAAGTCCCCATGTGGTATCCACCGGAAATGGACCGCACGATTGCAAATGTGAGAGTTAAAACCAATGTTGGCCAAAGTGAAAAAGTCAGCAAACTAAGTAATACCAACAAAATAATTTTTGTAATTCCACCATAAATTACTTGGAATCCAAAATGATATATTCGACGATGGTAATGCTCTTCCTTCTTTGCAGTTTGTATTGCCTTTGCAGATGAATAAGACAGCTTCTTTATAAAATTCACTCAATCAGCTCCAAAACTAATATTATTTCTCTTTCTTTTCGTATTACAAAATCATTCGGCATCGCACAATCTGTTGACTTAGCATATATTGCTTCTTCAACAAATTCTCCTTCGGATAATTCGGTGGCCAAGCCAACGCAAAAATCCATTTCATTATTCCAGAGAACTTTTTGTTCTCCAAAATTGCCTGTTAATTTATCAAAAATCATTTTGCTACCTCAACTTTATCTTTTATTGTATCAATTTGTCCAACAAAATTCCATCTTGGGTTTGTATTTATATCCTTATCAGCATCAATCATTTTAAGAGTTCCATTTTCGGTTTTATAACAATTCATTTTCATATAGTATCTCCTTTAGCTATAAGCTAATAGCTTACGGCTTTATGTATTTACGTATATACATACATACATACGTATTAAATAACTTAATAACATACTAACTAAGTAACTTAATAACCTAACATATTAGGAGGCTTAGGCCTAAGCCTCCTAACCGTTCGTAACTTAACCAAACACTTAAGATTTTAGTATTTCAATTGCTTCATTCATCGTTGGAACAACCAATCGAGTGGAAGTGCCAAGAGTCGCAGTAATTCCAATCCGAACCAAGTCGGAATTTATAACGCGGGCCCGATTTGGAGTAATCACATTTGGGTTTTCACGTGCGATGCGAGAGTATCCAGGCACGTAGCCGTTGTCCTGATTATTGTATATATACTCTATGTAGGCAATCATATCCGCAGGTATTTCACGAGGGGATGGAGCGGTAGAGAAACCGATCGGATTCTTTTGTTTAACTTCCATTTCGGGTCCATGTGAAACAAATCCGTAAGTTCCACGCTCAAGTGTAGGGGATGGAACTGGCTTTGTTTCTTTGTCGCTTGGTAAGTCACTTACTAAGTTACTTACTAGGTTAGTATCTTTGTTAGTTACTTTGTTATAATTTGCGGATGCGGTAACAGGTACCGGAGCAGGAGCTGGGGAATGGAATCCAATAGATAGGGAATTATTTGGATTTGTTGCGAGATGAACCAAAGCTTTATTACTTAGATAGTAAAGTACACAGATAAGCAACTCAAATCCGATCGTAAGTATTAGCATAAAGAAAAATTTAACCCACATATACGGGATAGGGAGGATGCCTGCAACAAGCTCAAACAATCCAACGTAACCTTCCGATGATTTTCCACCAGAAGCCTTGGTAAAATCTACTGTATTCAATTGAGTATTTAAAGCATCAATTTCAGTATTAATACGGTCTATAACTGCCTGCTCAGTGGAAGAGCTATCAACCGCTTTTAGGTTATCCCTTGCAGCAATCGTTTTATCCAAAGTAGATTGTAATTGCTTTATTTCAGAGCGTAAACGCTCTTGAGTCTGTGCCCATTTTTTATTAATTGCATTTTGCAATTCTGAATTCTTAGATTGAATTTGAGATTGGAGGGACTTGATTTGCTTATTATATTCAATTGTTTGATTTGCAACAGAGGTTTTATCTGAGGCAAAAGAAGAGAGGCTGTTGTTTTTTGCCTTGATGGATTCGTCCAAAAGCTTTTGTTTGGATGCAATTTGTTCCTTTGTTCGTTCTGCCTGGTCTTTCATTTGGGAGAGAGAAAGGGAGCTTGTCTGTACTGCGTTCTCAAGTTTGTTGGTGCAATTAATCATAAAAGCCTGTGATGCGATAATGGAGAGGGTAGTGGTAAATATCCAAAGACCGAATAAAAACTTTCGCATTCCTTCTTCGTGTCTTTGTTGGTTTTGAGACTCAATAAAACAGATCGCCTTTGAGAATTCAAAAATTAGAGTCATTGTAAAACCGCAAAACTTGCTTAGGTTGTCGGTACCGTTCGATACTAAAAGATTGAATGTTAATAGTCCGGATGTGAAGAACCCGATGAAATAGAGGAGGGTAAGCCTCTTTTGTCCTTTTACTGCAGTTCCTTTACTAAAATTAAACATAATAAAATTCCTCCTTAGTTAATTGGTTTGTTAATTTATTAGTTACTTTATTACTTGTATAGTTAGTTACTTTGTTTATTATATTTGCGTTCCCTGAGCTTTTTCAGTATGCGATGAATTCGCTTAATACGTTCCAAATCGTCAAGGTTGGTCTTTAAAATGATTTTGATAAGTACATCTGTAGTCATGATAAACACCTCCAAATTTGGATAACAAAAAAGATAAGAAAAAAGATTGAAAAAATCTTTATTAGAGAATATAATTAAAAAATAAAAGCTTTGTTAAAAGATTTTATTTTTTAATATACCAAATATTAAATTTACAAACTTAAAAAATTGAGACTTTTTAAGTTTATTAAGCTTACGCTTTATATAATTTTATCATATTTGAATTTTTAAATCAAACTACTTCAACAAGGAGGACGGCAATGGCTAGAACATCAGTACTTCAAAAACTCGAAAATTACATATTAAAATTAAATATATTGCCAGAGTCTAAAAACCTCCTAAACTATATCATAGAAAATTCTAAAAATAATATACTTAATGATTTTTCCGCATTTTGCGAACAATATACACAAACAAATTTTGAAGGTTCCATTGAAACATTTAATGGAGCCTTAAAGCCATTGATTGAAAGTGTAATATTGAAAGTTGATGGATACGAGGACAGAGCTGTAGTACTTGGAATGCAACCACATCACATTAACAACCTTCTTTTCGGACTTGTAAAAAAGGGAAAAAGGAAAATACTTAAAAGCAACAATAAAGGATTTAAAACACTTGGAGATAATATTAGTCCATTTGCTCCAGCTGAAAACAAAGCTGAAGTAAAAGGAACAACAGGATTTAAAGTATATCAATCCTTTATGCCTTGGCTTACTGGGAAACCAATGGACGAAGAAGAAGGAGCAAAATACATTAGTAGACCAGAACAATATGCAGAAATGCAAGCGCAACGAAACATAAACAGGGAAGATATAAGGCTTTTATGTGCATTTTTTACCTACATGCAGGAAAGCACATGTACTATTTATGATTTTGTAGCACACAATTTATACCAGAATATTATTAAAGATTTTGGCGCAGATTCTTTCTGTATAACAACTTTCTACAACAGCCTTCAAAATTTATATCAAAAGAAGATCCTTTTAAAAGTTTGGGATGCGGAAAGAAGGTCGTATTCATTAAAGGCCGCAGAAAGCACAGAAATAAAAAGAGAAAGATTCATAATAGTTCCATTCTGTGTTTTAAAAGATGCTGACTTTAAGAAGCTAGAATTGGCTTCTATTCGTAGTTTTTTTGAGATACTAAATGGATTAAACAATGGAGAAATTGTATCTAAAGGTGGTTATGTAGAAAAATTAGGGCAGGCAAAAACTTTTTACATCAAGGTAGACAAGCTACCGAATGAAAAAATTGATTCCATAGAGGAATTTAATAAAAAAATAAATTTGCAGTATAAAAAGCGTAATGCATTTGAAATTCGCAAAATGCTTTTTGGTGATGCTGCAATTAAGGATAAAGAAGTAAAAAATAAAGGTTTGTCAAAATATTTTAATTTTTACTATTTGCCAACACCAGAGAGCGAGTCTGGATTGGCAGAAAAAGTAACAGTGGTACAATGTAGAGTTAGACCGGAATACTATATTTCAAAAGAAAAAGAAATTGAAAAAAGAACTTTAAATATTCTTGGACGTAATAAAATAAAAGCAACTTTGGTAGAAGAGGAGCTTAAGAGCAGGAACATAAATTTTAAGAATAATGATTTAGTTGACCTGGTATGTATATTTAGAGACAAGAGTGCAAATGTTATAAAGTCGGTTTTAGACCTTATAACAAGAAGAATAAGTGAAAATACTGACCCAAAATGGAAGATAGAAAAGTTAGGGGCATATGCAAGAGCAGTATTAAAATCAATTATAGAGCCTCCACCGGAACCAGATGGGAAAGCGACATGTGAAAAGTGGGGAATTGTAATTCCAAAGTAATATTTTAAATAGACCAAGTAAATTTGGTCTATTTGTGTTTTGTTCAAACTGTTTAAGGGAAAAATATTAAATCAAAAATG